TTAAACTGGATGTTCCTGTACTTTGTAGTAATGTATTGAAAATGACACGTGTATCTGTATTTGCTGAAATTGACTGAGTTGTACTATTTTGTCTTGACAATAGCGCAGGTTGTGAAATAGGTCCAGCAGGTCCAGTTATTCCAGTCGCCCCAGTTGCTCCAGTATTACTTGCTGTACCAGGAATACCTTGAGCTCCAGTCGGTCCAGTTAAACCAGTCACCCCCCTTAATCCAGTTGCATACAAATATACATAATCAAATTGGTACGCACCCGCACTATTATTGGTAGCAACCTGTAATCGTAAATATTCACTGGTCACATTTGGCAATAGAGGTGCTGAAACTGTGGTTGTTACAACTCCAGATGGATTATAAACAGTATAATTTACATTAATACCATCATAGGCAATTGTAAGATAACTTCCTGTTAAATACTGTGCTGTTGTAATTAATACAGGAGTACTTGCTACAGTATAATAAAATACAATATTATTGTTGCTACCTGTTTGAGCAAAAATCTGAACATAATAATTCTGTCCTCCAATAAAAAAAGATGCATTTGGACCTGCTTGTAATAGTGGCAAATAACACTGAATAAAAATACCCACTACTTGTGGATTAAAAGTTTCAAGTGAGCGAATAGTATCCTGTGCTGCTGCTGGTGCCCGCGAAGTTAAAATAAAACTATTTCCACTCAATATTTGCGGAGAACCTGCTGATATGAATGGAGTCCAGTTTCCTGGTCCAGTCATTCCAGTCAGTCCAGTAGGACCCGTTAAACTTCCAGTTGGCCCTGTTGCCCCAGTTGGACCAAAAGTACCAGTCACATACGATGAAAAATTTTGGATTTGTAGGGTTGCGGATGGAATATTCAGAGTTGTCTGTGCGCGTATTGTAAACACGGCACTACGAATATATACAAAAGATCCAACTAAAATTCCTGCCAAGTAAAAATTAGCATTAGTGCCATCTAAATATACTTGGCAGTTTGTTCTACCTGTATAAGTACCGCTCGCAAGAGAACCTATTCCTGCGCCTATATTTGCCAAAGTCTGATTTACATAAAGCTTATAATTACCCAATGAACCATTATAATATTCGAAACTAAATACTGTGTAATTACCACCTATATCTACAAATCCAACAATTAATTCCTGATTTACACCATCTGTTATTGATAAAACAGGTACATTTGCTTGAACAACTAGACCATTACTAGAAGCGGAATAGGATGCCACAGATGAAACACTGCTTACCCCCACACCTGGTAGCAAATTTATTATATCTGATTGAAATATAGTAGCATTAGTGTCAATGCGCATAGGAATAGAACCAGCACCCAGAGCTCCAGTTGAACCAGTTATTCCTGTTGAACCTGTAGCCCCAGTATTTGTGGATGTTCCTGGAATTCCTTGAGGTCCTGTAGGTCCTGTATTAACAGCAGTTCCTGGAATACCCTGTGTACCCATTGGACCTGTTGGGCCAATATTACCCTGAGGACCAATCGTACCAGTTATATAAGCAACGTAATCATATATTGTATAAATACCTACTAGTGCCTGAGGGCTTAAAAAATAGGTAGGAGGATATGGATATGTTATTGAAATTACACATGGATAATATTGTAAAAATGTATCATATGGCTCATCAATATATATTGAACTGTTTATATACATAATAGCATACACACTGTCCAAATAGATATTGAAAAGTGAATTGGGAGGAGTAGTAGGTAAAGCTGGTTGGTCATAAATAGCATTATTAACAATAAAATTTATTAAAAGACCATTACCACTCGGATCATATGTTGTTACAATACCAATAAAGTTAGGATTATTTGGGTCATCTAAATTTACAAATCCATAAAACAGAGCATCCTGAGTAGGACTTGTTTGATTAATTTGTGCTAAATTTGCCTGAAATGCCAGTCCATTTACCAAAGCACTATAGCTTGTAGGTGAGATAGCAGAAGCATATGGTTGACCACTACCAAGTGTAAACGTGCTTCCATCTATAAATGTTACAGGAGTTGTTGAGCCCTGTACTAATCTAATAGGACCTGGCCCCTGAGGCCCTATGGAACCTGTTGAACCTGTTGGACCAGTACCAAGAGGCCCTGTTGGTCCACTTGGTCCCGTTATACCTGATGAAAGCACCATTTCTCCGTCACGCCCTGTTGTAACATATGTTAGACCAGCAGACGGTTTTGCATTAGTATCTGGATTTACAGCAAACAACCTTCGGACTGTTAATAAGTCCGTGTCAAGAGATCGTTTATACATAGAATACAACCTATAATTATCATTTAAATTATATACCGTGGAGTGCACAGCGGTGCGTTACTTTGGAACTAAGAACTATAGGAAAGTCGTAAAACTAAGAAAACTGAACGGAATAGTCACTTGATGTTACCTTTAGATCAATGAACAATTCAAACCGGCACCTAAGCCCCGCTTTTTGTAGGGTTAGAAGAGTTTATTGGCCGCCGCCAACGAACATTTTAAAATGTTCGTTGGTCTAACACAAAAGGTATACAGAAAATATAACTGAGCAATTTAGACCAACGAACATTTCGTTTGCCGTCGGCTGATCGGGCAAAAATCAATGTGTGAAGAAATTATAATAATAATTGTAAAATCCTCTATTAAACAGAATGCCAGCAGGTGGAGGCCTACTTCAATTAGTAGCTCAAGGAAAACAGGATATTTTTCTGACCGGCAATCCTCAAATATCATTTTTTAAAATGGTGTATCGCAGACACACAAATTTTGCGATTGAGTCCCAGCCAATGTATTTTGACGGCACACCAAATTTCGGGCAAAAAATTACGTGTCTTATACCTCGTCGTGGAGATCTTCTCGGTCGTATTTACTTAAACATAACTTTGCCCCCTCTCTACGATCAGGGCGGCGCTCTCGTATCCTACTGTAATTCAATAGGTCATGCTCTCATTCGGGAAATTACAATTGAAGTCGGAGAGCAACAGATTGATAGACAGACTGGTGAATGGATGGAAATATGGACAAATTTTACAACGCCCGCAAGCCAACGAGATGCTCTCAATGAAATGATTGGTCGTCAGGACGGTTTCATGCTTCCTCAAATATTTGCCCCAACTGGTGGACTTAACCTACAAATACCACTGCATTTTTGGTTTAATCGTAATCCTGGTTCCTATCTTCCCTTATTAGCTCTTCAGTATCATCCCATACGGATAAATATTACTTTTAATCCATTACAATCTCTATGGTATAATCTTGATACAACTACAACATATTATACATATGGTGTACAACCAGCAACACTATCAAATGTAATGTTATGGGGAGACTATGTTTATCTTGATACGGAAGAACGTCGTAGATTTGTCGCAAATCCTCAGGAATATCTTATTGAACAGGTTCAATATACACCATCAATAGCTGTCGCAACTAATCAAACTACTGCAACAATTCCAGTAGAATTTAATAATCCAATAAAAGAATTTTTCTTTGTTGCGCAGCGAGATTATGTTGTACAACAACATGAATACTTTAATTACAGTAATTTAGCTTATGGTGAACGATATATAAGTCCATGGAGAGATCCTAATACAGGAATAACATATGCTTATCAACCACCTCTAAATACCATTCTCTCACCTGGTAATCCGCGTACAAATCTTCTAGCTTCCGCTGTTTTACAACTTGATGGTTATGATAGATTTCAAGCGAGAGATGCTGATTATTTTCGCTTAGTACAGCCTTTTGAACATCATACAACCACTCCCAATAATCTTTTTATCTACAACTATAGTTTTTCAATTAAACCTGAAGATATTCAACCAAGTGGTTCAATAAATGCTAGTAGAATTGATAGTATTGTCTGGCAAATAACAATGAATCAGGCACTTAATGTTAATACTGATGTAAATCGTGGTAATTGCCAGATTCGCGTTTATGCCACAAATTACAATGTTTTCCGAGTGATTAATGGATTTGGGGGGCTGTTGTTTACAGTGTAATTTATAAAGTTTGTTAGGGAGTCTTCAGAGATTTGTAGAAATGTTCGAAGAAACACAGTATGGCTTGTATTGGAAAAGTTCGGCATTATCATTTGGATTATTGTATTTTCTGACACTATTTCCTCTAACAGGATTTATAGGGGCTGACCATTTCTACGCACGTAGCTATAAAACAGGGTTGGCTAAATTTATTTTTAATATGTTTACATTGGGATTTTGGTACACATGGGATGCTCTAATGATTCTTTTTGATTCAGAACGTATTCGGACATTTGGATTTAGTATACCTTTTTACGGACCTGCTGGAATTGGGGCTGGACAGTTTGCTGGAAGTGAAAATTCACCAGGAGCCCAGAAAGTTGGGCGGCTATTTATATACGCTTTACTTGTTCTCATTGCTCCTCTTGGTATTGATTACTTCTATGTTGGTAATACGGCGATGGGACTTTTGAAACTTGTAGCAACAGTTAGTGTTATTTTTTTACCTATTGCGATATTATTAGGTATTTGGAATATTATACGATTATATTTTTTTACAGGAGCAGTTTTGGATCAATATAATGAATTCTTTGGCTCAGTGCCAAGTCCTGGCTATGATCCAAATGGTGGACCTTTTTCACTAGATATAAAATGGCTATACACAGTTCCAGTTGTTGGAGATGCTCTTCGATTAACAGAAACAGCAATTAAAACTGTTGAGACTTCGTTTGGAACAGCAAAAACAACTGTTGAAGTTGCTGGAGAAACAGCACAGAATGTTTTAGAGGCTGTTGGAAAATCAGCTAAAACTGTCAGTAATTTAACCTCGGCTGTTGAATCAGTATCCCCTGTGGCTTTTCAGGAAGCTTTGAATAATATTAGTGGAAAAGCTCATACACATGCTTTACCCCCGCCACAACAGCCTCAAATAGGGGGAGGTAATGAAAATAATCTATTGGAATATGTTCTACCATCAGCAATTGTAGCCGTTGTCGTGTTTGGTTTATTAACTCAAATTATACGGTTTTATAAGACATATAGTAATGGACAAGATTCCAGCAAACAACGAGGAAGCAAAGAAAAATATGACACCCCTCCAAGACCAGGAAATGTTGGAACAACTACTTCAACGCGGTGAATATAAAAATGCGCAAGTATATCCCAAAGTTGTCGTCTATTTTACTGCGAATTGGTGCGGAGCCTGTAAACGTGTTGATCTTTCTCATCTTATAAACTCTCTCGAGGGCGTTCGTTGGTATATCTGTGATGTAGATAAGAATAATTATAGTGCTGGATTTGCTGGTGTAAAAACAATCCCTTCTTTTTTACCAATACGAAATGGCAAACATCAGCAACTAGTATCAACAAGTGCTACTGAACAAGTACTGTACAGTCTTTTTCAAAGTCTGAATGGGTTGTAAATTGCCCACCGAAAATACCATTTGTTACTGCATCTTCTAATAGTTTAACTGTTGAAAACTCGGTTTGATACTGTGAACTATCTTTCCAATCTGAGCTCAAAAGTTTCATAGATGGAATAAGTTTATAAGTAGTAGGTAATAATTGTGTTCTGAGCATCGGTTTTTGAACAAATCCATTCAAAGGAAAATAAATACCACTAACTATAGCACAATCCTCCTCGTTTTTACGTGTTTTATATACAAAAACTTGAGGGTGTAAATTAGTAATATCATGAAAAGGACACATGCGAATCTCAATGTCAGGAAATTCACATGTGTTCTCAGTGGAAAATTGTATAAGAAGTTTTGAATTAATGGCAAGTGATAGTGGTATAGGAAACACGGGCTCAGTCCAAACATTATATGTACCCATGAAGAAATCACCAGGAAAACCAAAGAGCATTTGTTCTAAACCATTTTTGTCAACTTTTTTACAAAAGAAACCAATTGTTTTATTTGAATTTAATGAGACTTTTATGGCACAAAGTGTGAAGATAGATGATAGTTCTCTTAGATGTGGAGTCAAAGAAATGGTATATTTAATTAAGTTATGCTCAGTATTCTCAGAAGATATAGAAGATTTTGGTATTTTAATAATCAGTGAATTCTCTTCTGTTGTATTTAAACAATAATCTTTGAGTAATAGTGGCATTTTATATTAGATTCAGAATTCTGTTGAAATTTCAATTTTATACCAATGAACATTATGAAATGTTCGTTTGCCGTCGGCTGTAAATGTTCATCGAACTATTCTTTAATTCCGTCTATTTTTTCACTGAATTTTTCGGTCCAGTCGCCAATGAGATTTTTAATAAATAATGGAGTAGTTTCTATTGATCCTCCATAATCAGAACCATCAGGAATAAAAATACAGGAAATGTGCGAGTGTTCCTGATATTGTGTACATATACCTTTTCGTATTTCAGGATTATAGGTTTTACCAAGAGGTTTTAATAAATTTTGAACACTAGCACGACGAATTTCATCTATCCAAAAATCTAAAAGAGGTCCCATTTCTTTTGGCTGTCTTTCAGGATGCCATTGAACACCGTAAATAGGTAGACCATTCCGCCCCTCAAAACTCTCTACAAATTCAGCCTTTTTATCATCAAGAGATGTTGAAGTTATTAAGAAAAGATTATTTAGATATGGGTTTGCTCGAAATTTCTGTGGTGATATTCCCCATGTGTGATTATTTATTGCTAAGGGATTTTCAGAGAGATATTTCAGGTATTCGGCTGTCATTTGAGGTCCTGTCCACATATGACTCATTTTAGTGGCTGATGTCCATTTAAGAGCATATTTGGCATTTTCAGCATCATACGATTTTAAAGGAAAAATACCACCAATAAGCATCAGGATAATTTCAAACCCAAGACAAGTACCCCAAATTGGGAAGAGTTTTTGACCAGCTGAGGATTTCCATAGATTAATAGAGTGCTCAATAAAAGCCCAGGCTGTTGTAAAAAGTTTTAGATTCGCTTTTGCTCCACCTCCAGGTATAACAACTCCATTGACTCGCTCAAAATACCACTCAGGTCGTTTTGTATCATAAGGTATTATTACTATTTGAATGTTCCGCGATGTATGCCAGTCTAAATATGGTGTCATAATATGACTTTCATTCGGTTTTGGTCCATCTTCATGAGGCATTGTTATAATGCCAACACGAAGAGATATTTTTTGCCTAGGTTGCCTGGGGTGCCCAGATTGCTCCATTATACCTGATTAGTTAGCATACAAAAGACGTCCCCTGCCATTACCAATTTCATATGTATTCCATCCAACAGCATATACACGCATTTCTGTATTTCTACGATTAAGAAGAACTGATGGACTTGTTGGTGTTATATTAATATGTAGATCAGGTCTATAGGCAGTTGTCATATTAATTGTACCTTCAGGCTGCCGTGGTCCAGATGTCCCCCATTGCCTTTCAACCAGTCTACCAAGGGACCAATTCATAGAACCAATGCGTAGACCACTATCATCACCATGTTTCATCGCTTCTTCAACATCTTCCCAAATATACGAAGACCAATACCCCTCTCTATCCTGACCTGCTGTTACGAGCTTTATAGATTCGTAGAAACTGCCAGATGGGTCGATACCATTATTAAAATTTGTTAATTGATTTCTATCTAGACTATTTTGAGAACGAAAGAACCATATGAGTTCTTCCGTAGGATGTCTACCATCCAGTCTTCTGACGCAGGAAACAGTTATTGCTCCACGATCGAAAGGCGCATAATCAAGTTCACCAATTGTAAAAATATTTTCAAAAACTTGACGAAAGAGAATTTGTCTCGGCTGGTCTATGATTTCATTGCGAACATCGGGTGTCAAATAGGCCTGCGTAGTTTCAAGAAGTATTGTTGGTTGGCCAATTTTATTAAGAGGAATCGGTTGAAATATAATAAGTTGACCATTTGAATCCTCATAGCGAAACTCTCTAACATTCCATGGTTGTGGTTTAAAATTATCAGCAAGATCAACAACAAGATCTTCAAGTCGTCTAAGTCTACATTTTAGCCGCAATGCCTGACTATTTATTCCGCATATTGGCAGACCAACATCTTCAAATCCCTGGCAACCTGGAAGAGGTAAACGAATACGAAGTTGTGGCGGAGTTGCCTGAATTTTCCTAAAAGTTCCAAATTGCCCCGCACCCTGAAACTCTAGAAATTTTTGATTGCGGGGGCTATCAAACTTGCCAAGTGCGGCCATCGTAAAAAGACTTTCGCCAGTCCATTCCTGAATCAAGAATTGGTCCTGATAAAGTTGGATTTTCTCGAACATTAGAAACCCCACAAAATCAGTGTAAAAATATTTATTACCGAATGTGTCTGAAATATCATAGGCAGCATTTGCCTGTAATGGAGGATATGTAGGACCATTGGCAACCAGTGGCAAATCGGGAAACCATGTAGGAAGATTTATAAGAAAACTTGCTTCCGTTAGAATATCGCCATAAGACTGAATTTCAACTTCAAATGGAGCTCCCCATGATGTACCATTAAGTGGAACAATTGTTTGACGTTCTTCAAGAAATTGACTTGAAGATTCATAGCGGGTGTCATATGGCCAATGCGCATCTGGATCATCACGCATAAAATAGGAGTCTTTCTGTCCTCTCGCAACGAGTTCATAAAGTGCTCCAGCATTTGATGATTCAGGGATATTTGTTAAAATACCTTGATTAGCTAGGGCTGCCATTCCTTGTACTTATCATGAAAAATGATAAAGGGGTTTAGACCAAGGTACTGTCAAGTGCCAAAACTAGACACTCTTCACTCAGTTCTAATTTGTTAGTTTTACGACTTTCCACATATAAAGGTGGCTGAATTTTGGGCACCCCTCAATATCAGTTTTTTCTCCAAACATATACCCATTCATATCTTTTTTTCTCTGTTGTTCCTGGAGTACGTCCGTGGGCGGCATTTTTACCATGACGACTTTTAACAGCCAACTGTATTTTTCTTGATGCGCGATTAATCACTGTTGAATTTTTCACAAGCCAGTCATACATAAATTTTGGCATATTAATTGCCATATGCCCACCCTTTGATAAACCGTTCCAAGCACGTTCCACAACAACTTCCAGAAAATCTCGCAAAAATCCTTCACGACTCTCATAGGCTGGCATACCTCGATATTTTTCAAGTGTAAAATACGGTGGACTTGTAAATACCAGATCATAGGGCTGTCCATTAGTTATTTGAGATACGTCTAGTGTTTCACTGGGTTTGAATGTCATGCGTACCATACTTTTAGGTACCTCACAGAATTTAATAAGAGAATTATATGCTGACATGAGTTCTTTATTTGCATCACAACCATAATATGGAATATTATAAGCCATTGCTGCTAAACATCTTCCACCCCATCCACTACTAAAATCAAGTATTCCCTGAGTTGGTTTTAATTTACATAAAATTCGTGCTGCTTCTGATGGACGAAATTGATTTACTGCTCCATAATACAATTGAAATATATGATACATCTGTTGCTCATAGTCATTGTTACCATGTTTCAGCGTTTTGCCACGAATTTTGCTCAGTTTTTGCTCCAAATATTTTCGTGTATTTGTATTTGCGATAGCATTTGGAAACGTCCAGCCACTTTTTCCAGCTGCTCGGATACGATGTTTAAAAAAAAACTCATCGAGTGTGTGTAAACCTGTTCGCTCCAGGGGACTAAAAGGCCCACAGCTTACGACTTTTTGTTTAAAATTTTGCCAATCTTTTTTAGCTTTTATACGATTTGATGGACGAATTTTGGTTATAAGATTTTTTAATGTTTTGCTTTTATTATTCTTTATAAGACGAGTCTTCTGCGTTTTGGTCATTTCTGTTTATAGATTCTACTACTTTTGTGGGATATTTTTTAATTGATTCAACAAAGATTTCAGAAATTGCTATGTGAGTACCATTTGTATGTAAATAATATTTTACACCATCAATAATCTCAAATGTTGGGGTAATATGATTAATTTTTTTTACGCTAAGTTTACGTGTACCTGTTTGTATCATTAGCGGAGCTGGAAATATAACGGGTTGTGAATGGGGAAGTATTTCAGGTTTTTTAAATGTATCATCAATTAATAATGATTTAAGTTGCGGTGTATTATTTCTAAATCGCTTTGGTGCCATTACTTGATCATCTGCTAATTCTTGTCTAAATAGTTTTAACCCGTGAAAAGCTTCTTCCTGAAGCATTCTACAAAAGTATTCTTCTTTTGTATCAACAGTCCATCCTTTTTTAATTAATTCCAAATATATTGGAGATCCATAGAGTTTACTTGTTCGGTTTTCAAATATCGCATCAACTCTACCGTGATTTTTACTGTAAAACTCTTCATTTTTTCCATTTCTTGTCATACATTGACGGCAAATCCTTGCTGTGTCTGATACAGGGTTTATACATCTACGAATGCCATAAAACTCCCACGTTGCTTCGACTGTATCTGTTGATGATTGCTTAATAAGTTTAAATCTAAAAGGATGCCTACATCCTTTTTTCACATTTTTTATGCTTTTACCTAATTCAATAATATTTTGGTTGGTTGATTGAGACAATGAGCTGAATGCTAAAAGTCCTAGACACTGCTGCTCTGACATTTTGGCACCTAACGGTACAGGAAATCCAAACAGAATGCTTAGATTTTTGGCACTTGATGCTGTAATTATAAATAGTCAATTTTATACCGTGGAGTACCGTTGTGTATAACTTTGGCAAAAAAGGACTACAGGAAAGTCGCAAAACTAAGAAATCTAAATAAAGTAATAAGTATGTAGACCCATAACTAAAAAAATTGAAAGTATTTATATATTACTAGCTCCAATATTAAAATGAATTATAATATCAATTATAATATCAATAACATTGATTTACTACAAAATATACTACAATCTCTTCAACTTCCAGCTAAAAATTTTGAGCAGACACAAAAAAGAACTTTAAAAAATACTGAAATAGACATTCCAGTTCATCAGGCTATTTATTTTGCTCCACACTTAAGTAATTCAGAAACGACAAAGCGTTCTCATATTATAACATATCGTGATAGTGTTGTTCGCGGTCCTCTTAGCTCCTGTTTTAAATTTAGACCTGTTCCTAAACTTTTTTGGACAGGAATACGAGCGGCGTGGACTCGAAATGTGCCTGCTAAGTATCGCATAACTGCGCTTTCAAACACAACAGATATGAAGTATGTTTTATATGATTTTAGGGAAATTTTGATTGGAGAATGGGTATATTTACCATCAGTCATTCCAGCACTTGATATAGATGACTATCAATTATTACTAGAATTTGAAATTCCAAAAGAATGCTCGGATGATAAACTTGGATGTGATCTATCTGTTCGTGTTGTAGGATTTGAAAATCTTATTGAAATTGGGGACAAACAGTGTATTCTTAGGTCTAATACAGGGCCTTATAATATAGCTATATATGATATTGATGATAAAGATTCTGAATTTGCTACTCTATCACTTTCATGTTGTGATAAATTATCAAATATTCGTCCTAACAGCACAGAAATGCCACAATGGAATGCGTAATTTGGCGCTCCACGGTAGAAAGAACTGAATTAGATAATGGCATCTCCTCGACAATTTACACGACCGCGTGGAGGTATTAAAACTGTTCTGGATCTAACAGATCGTGATGGTCAGGATAATTTTTATTTTCCACCTGATAGTGAAACATCCTGGTTTTTTCGTGGTTCAACAGCTGAGGCACTCAAAAGAACACAGTTATTGACGACTAATTTCCAGGAAATTACACAACGAGGACCGGCAGAATGGGGTCAGCGTATGACATTTGAATTAAATCAACTTCCCACGGGTGATCTTTTGACGAGTGCTGTTCTACAAATTCAACTTGGCCATTGGCTTCCACCACAAATTATTAGCGGATTATTAACTGGAACACTGGTTCAACAGGTTAATCAAAATAATTGGCCCTATACATATATTGAAAGTATTGGAACTTCTATTATTGAATATGCTGAATTTGAAGTAGGTGATCAGACTCTTGAACGAATATCAGGAGAATATATACGAAGCCAACTGAATATTGTTAATAATCAGAATCAGCAATTTGGACTGGCAACAGATGCTTTTGGAGCTTATCCATTTCCCTTTCCTGAAACACCTGAAAACCCTGACCCACTTCCTCAAGTTACTACATTATCCCCTCAAAATCCATGGCCTACTGAAAATGGAATTATTTTATGCCCCCTTGCTTTTTTTTTCACAAAACACCTGAAATCTGCTTTTCCCCTTCTAAGTGTTTCACCCAATTCTGTAAGAATCCATATTAAATTGCGACCATTTACAGAATGTGTTCGTTCTTCTCAAGGATGGCGTAAAACCTGTACTGCTAGTCCTTTGGGAAGTCAGATTAAACTTTTTAATCCTCAAACTCTGGCTACAACATATTATGATATACCATCAACCGTTCCACCATTTCGTGATTGTCGTCTACTTATGTTTACAGCTCTAACTGATGGAAAAATTCGTCAAGCATATTTGCGCTCACCCTTTGAGCAAATGTCAACATTTTTACAATCTTTTCGTTTTACAGAACCGCAAAAATATGTTGTCGCAAAAACTACAAGAAATGATTTAGTTGAAATTCAGCTACCACTAGAATTTAATCATCCAGTCAAAGAAATTTTTTGGTTTTTCAGGAGAAATGCCACGGAGATAAATAATGAGTGGTCCAATTTTAAACCAAATATTGAAACTGATTCTTATCAATTCTATGAAGGCTGGTTAGTAAATGCCACGCTTCAGGTAAATGGTATTGAGGTTGTATCAGGTGATGGTGATTATTTTCGATATCAATTGGCCCGTCGTCACAATGGAGGTATAGCATCCTGGGCTTCAAATATGTATGGTTATGTTTTTTCAAGAATTCCAGAAAACTTTCAGCCTAATGGTACTGCCAATATGAGCAGAGCAAACTCAATTGTTTTAAATCTAACTGTACGTGTACCACAAATTTTGCCTGTTTATCAGCAATTATTTCAACCATGGGGAGAGGATGTAATCAAAGGCTGGGAGATTGGTGTATTTTCTCATGGTCTCAATTGGCTTCGCTTTGAAAATGGTCTTTGTCAAAAACTTTTTAATAGCTGAGAGATGCATAGAGTCTCAAAGCGTAAAGAATACCTCAATAGGATGTCAGGAGAAAAGGATTTGTAGGGATGGTTGCTTCACTTTTAAAAGTCCTGGTTACAGGTATACAGGATGAAAGACTTTCGTTTGGACGCACAATTAGGTTAGAACCATTCCTGAAAGTTTTTAGACGTTCAGGACGATTTACAACACAATGGTATCGTATAGATTTTGATGTGCCTCCACAATTTGGTCAACAGGCTCAGTTTCGTATCCGCCGTCAAGGACATCTCTGTATGCGTCTTTTTGTTGTTCTAACAATGCCTGATCTATATTCTTTTTATCAGAAATTCCGATCAGTCGCATTGGCCAGTGGTGCTTCACCTAACGCACAGATTTTGCCGCAATTTGGTTGGACAAATAGTCTTGGCCACGCAATAATTCAAGAGGCATCCATATATTTTGCCAATGAACGGCTGGATACAATTGATAGCCGTTTACTTGAAATACTGGATGAATTCAACACACCGCTGGAGAATCTTACGGCGATAAATCGTTTGATTGCCCGCAATGACTCCAACTTTTCTCCTGATAGTTTTGGAAAATCACCAGTACCTCAGCAAGTAATTATTCCACTTCCTTTTTGGTTTGCGCGCGGAGATCCAGCAACAGCTCTCCCAACAGATGCTATATCAAAAGATGAAATGCGTGTTAACCTTCAAATCCGTGATATTGCTGGTCTCTATTACACCTATTCGCGAAATCTTCAGAATACAAGCATGGCTCAAGGAACACAGCTGTGGCCATTTGCTTCATCACAGATGTATTATACTGATGTTGGTGGTTCTGTTGTACCTGGATTATCACCTACAAATCAAACTGTGAGACCTATATCTGGTCAGACAATGCCATCTAAATTTAATTTTGGAGATTCTTATGTGTTGGCGGAATATGTGTATTTAGATGAGCCTGAAGCCAATGCTTTTAGATTGGCCGATTTATATGTACCAATGACACAACACTATATTTTAAATCCAGTTCAAACATATGGTAATTCACAGGTAAGTATTGATTTAGATATTGGAAACTGTGTTCGTGATGTATATTGGATGGTACAACGTGAAGAGGCACCATCCTATAATGCGCATTTTCTAGCGACAAATGATTTGTCAAATGCCTATGCTCCAGTTGTGGCGCCATGGTGGCCTGATAGCAGTGGCCTATCAGCAACACAGCCTTTATGGTTAAAACCTGGTTTTGCTTACAGTAACTCTGAACCTATTCAGGGAGTGGCAATAATTTATGAAGGTCACTTGACGCGAACACGTTCAATGGCTCCTGTGATTTATAGAACAATCTTACCTATTATGGAACAGCGAA